TAACAGGTAGAGGTGGTGCAAGAAAAGCTGATGCCGATTTAATAAGAGGGAAAAGAAGAAGAAGATGAGTTTTACAAACACAAACTATCAATCTAAATTAGCACCAACTATGACAGAAAACTGGTTGGTTCAAATATTTAAAAATACCACTTCAAGTGTATCTACTACTGATACTCCTGATTTTACATTTAGTTTTTCAGAAACAACCTATAACAATCTTCCATATTATCCTGCTATATTGAACAAGCCAAGTATTTCTTATTCACTTGATTTAAAAGCATTTACTACAAAGACAGGAAGTGTAACTCTAAATCTTGCCAACATAAATTTAGATGGAACAACTTTATTAGAATTATTAGGAAACGACACTTTAAATGGACAAGTCAATATTTTATCTCAAATTGATAATGATAATACTGCTGCTAATGCTTTACAAATATTTAGTGGTAGAGTTAGTACGTTTGCTTATAGGAACAACACCATAGTATTAAATCTTGTATCTAATAGACCATTTCAGAATGTTTCAGTTCCACAGGGCAGAACTTCTAATACAACAAACCCACAATATAATAATAAGTTAATACCTCTTG